GTTTAAAAGTAAATTAACGCCACCTGCTATTGAGCCAACGGCTACCCACGCTGATCCGCTGTAATATTCAGTTGAATTAGTATCTTTTAAATAAGACATATTGCCTTCTTGTGGGCTTGTTACAGCTGCAGTACGAGCCGCTGCATCAGCAAATACCCACACGCCCTGCATCAAGTAGCCATTAGTATCCGCGGCAGTTAGCACATCCCCGGTAACGAACGTTTTTAGGCCTAATCCAGCTGCCATTTCTTATCTCCTTAGTAACTTAATACAGACGTATCAAGTACGCCATATTCGGTTGAGTTTAATATAAACCCGTCAATAACAGGTTCAAGTGTAGTAAAGGTAGTGCGCCATTTATTCGGGGTAACGTTATGTGCCACGCCGAAAACTTGAAGGGTTTTAGTAAGGGTAGATGCACCTGGTTGGTTAGTAGTTATAGTTACCGGGTCAAAGAAATCCAGATCAAGCGCAGCTAATATGCCATTAGCGTAGTTATCTGTGTATAGGTCTAACTCGATCGCATCGCATCTAACGCTAGTTTCGGCACGGCTGGCAACGTACGCACGGGCATAGTCCAGGGCTACGGCATCGGTCTGCATAAGCAAGTTCTGGATATTGTAAGTATGGGCAAAATACTTCTCAACACTAGCTGCGTTAGTAGCATTTTGAACTGTGCCACCTGTGCGGCTTACGTTTGCCTGGTTAAATACAAGGGTGTCATCAAGTCGCCAGACGGCATTGGAATAGCCAATATCTGTGCCGTTATCGTTAAATACTGTAGGCGTACCGCCGATGCTGGCAGTAGTTACTGATCGGTCTTGAAAGACGAAAGATCCAGATGCATCAACGTAGAACGCGCCATACTCACTATTTGTAACAGTTTGTAATGCGGCTAGTGATGTACGCGCACTACCAGGATCGTTCGCCAACGTGGTTAGCCCGGCATCTACGTCACGCATGGATGCTGGCCATGAGATTGTGTTAAGAATCTGGTTAATTCTTGTGCCGCTTAGATCGCCAGCAGTAGCACCTGTGACTGTAGCGATCTGGGCATTTTGAGCCAGTCTTAGGGCATCTACGGCTTGGATGGTTGTATATACAACATCGTTAGCGTTTTTAGGCGTAGTGGTCGTATAGCTAGTAATAAACCCTGAGAACATCGGATAGGTAACGCCGCTATAAGTAGCGGATATAGATACCTTACGCATTGGATCAAGCAGGCCAAAATAAGGGCTGCTAGGGTTCTGGCTGTTGAACGCACCTAACTGATCCACGATACGCAGGGTTAGCGTACCTGTCTGGAATTCATCTGCCTGAGCATTACGGCCGCGCTTAATGCTTACGCTATCTACTACATCGCTAACATCCACGATAACTGCAGCTGCATCGGCAAGGACATTAGTACCTAGTATGCCTTCTCCAATAATAAAGGCCTGTGCGAAACTAGGGCCAGTAGAGAAGTTAATAACCGCGTTAATAACTGGGACTGTCATTAGGGAAGTTCCAATAAAGATCCGGCAGCTATGCGTGGCAAACCCTGCCTATTAGCATTTAGTAGCGCATCGTTTACTTTGTTAGTAAAATCATCACCATCTAATACGTTACCTTCAATAACTATATTGATAGACGAGGATTGTGGCATAGAATTTTGTAAGTAACTTGGTAAAGAAAACCCAAAAGTACCATTAGGGTTTATCGGCGATTGGCTTGTATTAGTGGCGCTTGCAGCTAAGGCTGCAGCGGCAGCTGTTTCCGCAGCTGCTTTGTCATCATAATTACGATCTGGGTTTTGCCCTGGATTGAAAGTAGTACCAGGTATGCCAAGAATTGCTAGGGCAGCGGCAGCAGCGGCAGCGGCAGCATCGGCGGCGGCCTTATCACCAGCGGCAGCAAGAACAGCGGCGGCATCGGCAGCAATTTTGTCAGCTGCGGCTTTATCGGCTGCTGCTTTTTCGGCGGCGGCTACTTTATCGTCATAGTTACGATCGGGGTTTTGGCTAGGGTTATAAGTGACGCCAGGGATCATGCTTGAAGTAATTGCAGACATGCCTAGGCCTAGTTTAGCAAGTGCTGCAATCGCTAGAGATAAACTGCCTGCCCATGTAGAAAAGGGATCTTTAGCCTCACCGATTGCTAAAAGATCAGCAGCAATCTTGGCATTTTTTTCTTGTATCTCCTCAAGCTTTTTGGCTAGTGCCTCAGCTTTATCTGCGTTGCCTTCTTCAATAGCCTGCATAAGTAGTAAGCGAGTCTTTTCTTCTTCGCTTATCTTGCCCTTTAACGCAGCGGCTATCTGGATTTTTTGTAGGTCTAATACAGCAGCAGCCTTAGCAAGTTTGGCTGCATTAGCTGCTGCCGCTTTGTCAGTTTTAATTTTAGCGGCTGCGGCTTTTTTGTCTGCTGCAAGTTTTTTAGCCAAAGCATCTGCCTCAGCTTTAGCTATAGCTCTAGCGTGGCTATCATAAAAATCAGTCGCGCCCGTAACACTCATGCCTAGTTGGAAGGGTGCAGTCTGTCGCTTGGCCATATCTGAAAGTGCTTGTTGTGCGTCAATTAAAAGCCCTAATTCTGGTCTTAATCTTTTTAATATACCTATATAGTTTTCGAATATAAGACTAAAGCCTTTACCAGCTATAGGTATTTCTTTAATCTTTTTAATAAATAATGCAAGGCCAACAATAGTATCGCTAACTTCTTGCGATAGATCAGCCATAGCCTTTGTGATTGGTTCAATACCAGTTTTAGTACCAGCAAGGATCTTAAAAGCATCGACTAAACCTTTGCCTATAGTTTCTTGAGCCTCACCTGCGGCAGTACTAAGGATTTTCATTTGACCGCTAAAGGTTTCAGCACCCTTAGCTGCAGATCCCGCAAAGGTCTTGCCAAGTTTATCTGTTACATCCTCAAACTTTATAGTTTTTAATTCTGCAGCAGTAAGGCCAAGTGCATACTTTTTTAGCCCCTTGGTGTTTCCTGCCTGAGCAGCTGCTAAATCTGATACAACCGTATTAAGTTCAACGCCTGATCCCGCTGCTACATCTAAGGCAAGTGTTAATAATTCTTGTGACTGAGATACTGAGCCAGTTACTTGCAATAGTTTCTGCATGGCTGGCCTTAAATTATCATCAACCTCGCCGGTTGCTGCAGATAATTTTGCAATAAAAGTTTCTACTGCTGGGTTTTGAAATTGCAACCCTAAGTTTTTCATTGTGTTAGCTAAGATTGCAGCAGACTTTTCATCCTCTGCAAACGCCTTAACCGCATCTTTAGTAAATTTTAATATAGCCGTAGCTGAAAACGCTACCGCCATTTTCTTAGCTAAACTTGCAACTGTGCCTTCTAGTTTGCTTGTGCTTTTACTAGCTTTATCAAACGCTTTTTTACCTGTGTATTCGGCGGCAATATCAATTACTACTGATGGATTAGCCACTATCTATACCCCACAGCCGCATTAAATTTATCTCTGGATGCTTCGATAGCCTTGATAACGGCTGCCTTAGTCTTGCCACCATCCTCAGCCCATGCACGAAAGATTGCGCGGCCTTTCATTTTACGAGATCTACGGCCTGCACCTGTTTGTAACCCGGCATCTTTAATTACGCTGTACTGGTTAATAGCTTGAATAAACATATTGCCAGCGCCAGGGTTATTACTTCGACCATACTTAGTTTTGTCTGTGCTGGTTTCGTAAGACCAGGTTTCAGTAGAATCCCGTCTTTTGATAGTTCCAGATACAGTTTTCTTTTTCAACTGTTCACGCCCATTAGGATGTGTACGGCCTGCAGTTTCATATAACGCACCTGATGCTGATGCATTTTGAATACGCGCCAAGCTGCGAAACCCTTGACTATTAGCTTTGCTAGGTGTGGTTTTGTAACCTACTCCGCCTTTAGCACTTCCACCATTGTATTCTGGAAACGTGCCAGTTATAGGTGGTTTTCCCCAGCCTGATAACGGTGCTTGGCGCGGTATAAAACCTTTAGCTTTAATGGTGATCGGTTTTAATAACCCAGCCATTTCTTTTTGTGTTTCTTTAGCTAGATCAGGTGCAAACTTTTTTAAGGCTTTACGAAGTTCAATGCCGCCTTTTACCGCTACTGGCATCTCGCATCTCCTTGTTTCGGTCTTTCATCGCCTGCAATAAAGTCTTAAACATCCTGCTATCTAGTGCTAGTAAATCGTTAGGCGCGATACCCGTTTCCAAACTGATCCGTGCGATCAAGTAAGTAAACGAGTCACGCCCTACGCTTCCGGGTCATCATCTAAAACTTCTACCTTTTTAAGAGTCTTAAGAAATTCTGCACCGAACATTGGCACGGTTTCGCCTGCAGCTCTTAAACACTCCCACGCCAACCAGTAAACATCTGACTGCTTCTCGTCATCTCTAAAGGCTTTATGAAAACCTTTTTTAGCATATAACTCGAACGCGTATTCAATCGATGGTGTTATCTGGTGTTCAGATAACGATCCATCAGCCTTTGTGATCTTTAACTTAGCCATTTGTTAGCCCCTATTCTTTTTGTTATGGTGCGGTTGTAATTACGATTGGTGAATTACAAGTAAATGTAATTGATTGTGTAGCGATGTCTGCTACTGCGCCGTTAATATCTGTAGTGTTATTAACTAGGATTGTGGTGCTGTATAGCGGATTAGTAGCTGATACCACTGCGCTTGTCTGCTTTAGCGTAATAGGTACTGTTGTACCCCATGCAGCCTGAAGGGTTGCGTTTACGTTTGCAGCAGCTGTATCCGATAGGAAGTCCAGCGTAATTGTAGAAGCTTCCAAACCCTTTACAAATTTGTGACTGGTATCAGACATGGCTGTGACTTCGAGTTCATCGAAGGTACGGTTAATTGTTGCGCTTGTAACATGGTCAGTAAGTACTACTGAGTTCAAAGTTACAACGACTGTATTATTTAAATATACGGCCATTTGTTTATTCCTCGATTTTCTCGGTTACGGGTGCTTTGGTTTTTGTTTCTTTTGGTGCTTCGGAAATTTGCCCTATCTTAATTAGAAAGGCAATATCCTCATCTGTGTATGACATGGTTTAACTCCAGCTCGATAGTATGGATATGGTGAACTCGGCGGTAAGCAAGTCACCGCTATCAGCATTTAATACGCCAGGCGCGCTAACGCTAGTTATATTAAATACAAGGTTTGATGCAGCTAATTTTGTATAGGCTGCAACAATAAAATCCTCGATGCCCTGCAGGTTGCCTTGGTTATCAAACATCGGCACAGTTAGCAGAATCTTAAAATTAGCCATAGGCGAAATAGTTATGTAACTGTTATTGCTGGGTGTGAGATATGGATCGGCCGGAATTACTACGCAGCTGTTAGCCAGGATGGTTGCAGGTGGATATGCGAATACC